AACATGGTATTGAAGAAAAAGTCATGGCAAGTGATATGGAAATTATATCTGAATCTTCACACATGAAAGAAGAAGAGCCAAAAACTAAAGCAGAATACATGACTGCGATGAACAACATGATGAAACATGCAAAAAAAGATGAGTTAAAAGCAATGTATTCTAAATTAAACATGGCTGCTCATAGTGATGAAGATGATGAAGAAGAAGATGACAAAGACATGGAAGAATCCATTGAAAAGAGAGTTCAAGAAGTTGATGTTAAAGAACATGTTGATGCTCTTGTCAATGGTGAGGGAGACCTTTCAGAAGAATTTAAGAGAAAGGCTGCAACAGTATTTGAGGCTGCAGTTAAGTCTAAGATTCGTGACGAGGTTACTCGTTTAGAAAAAGAATACTCGTCTGAGTTACAAGAAAATATACAAAAAACAAGAGAAGAGTTATCAGATAAAGTTGATGTCTATCTCAACTATGTTGTAGAAGAGTGGATGAAAGAAAATGAACTCGCAATTGAAAGAGGCCTAAAAGGTGAAATTGCAGAAGATTTCATTTCTGGATTAAAGACTTTATTTGAAGACCATTATGTTGATATACCAGATGAAAAATACGATGTATTAGAAGCACAATCAGAAAAAATTACCGAACTAGAGAATAAGTTGAACGAATCTGTTAAAAGAATCGTTGACTTGAAAAAGAACAACGGAACTTTAGTAAGGGAGCAAGTCATTCGTGAGGAAACAAACGATTTGGCTGATACAGAAATTGAGAAGTTTAAGTCACTAATTGAAGATGTAGAATTTACTGATGAAGAATCCTTTCGTGAAAAGTTAGGCACTTTAAAGGAAAACTACTTCCCAAAACAAAAGAAAGATGAACCGACTGAAACTATTGATGATGTAGAAACTGGCCTAGCACAGGACATTGACACAACTGATTCAATGAAGGCATATATGTCCGCCATTGGTAAGTTTGGCAATAGTGCAAAGTAACAGAAATTTATAAATAAGTAGAAAATAATAAGGAGAGATACAATGTATCAAACAGATAGTCTACAAGAAAAGTGGAAGCCAGTCCTTGCACATCCTGATTTACCAGAAATTCAGGATTCTTACAAGAGGGCAGTTACTACTTTAATTCTTGAAAACCAAGAAAAAGCCTTAAAAGAAGATAGAGCATTTCTATCAGAGGCTGCACCAATTAACTCAACTGGAGCTTCAGTTGATAATTGGGATCCGATCTTGATCTCATTAGTTAGAAGATCAATGCCAAATTTAATTGCATATGACATTTGTGGTGTGCAACCAATGACAGGCCCAACTGGACTTATCTTCGCAATGCGTTCAAGATTTAGTTCACAAACTGGTGCTGAAGCACTTGCTGATGAGTCTATGCCAGATTTCTCTAACCAGAACAAAGCTAGTACAACTGGTGGTGGTGATGTTACTGATACTGCAACTAACCCTGCTGTATTAAACGACAGCCCATCTGCTGGAACATACGAAACTGTAACTGGTATGACAACTGCACAAGGTGAAGCATTAGGTGATAACACATCTACTAATGTATTCGCAGAGATGGCTTTCTCAATTGAGAAGCACACAGTAACAGCAGTTACTAGAGCTCTTAAAGCAGAATATTCAATGGAACTTGCTCAAGACTTAAAAGCAATTCATGGTTTAGATGCAGAAACAGAACTTGCAAACATCTTATCTGCTGAGATTCTCGCAGAGATTAACAGAGAAGTTGTTCGTAACATCTATGTTACATCTGTTGCTGGTGCTCAAGCTAATACAACAACTGGTGGTATTTTTGACCTTGACACAGATTCTAATGGTAGATGGAGTGTTGAGAAGTTCAAGGGTTTAATGTTTGCAGTTGAAAGAGACGCAAACGCAATCGGTCAACAAACTCGTAGAGGAAAGGGTAATTTAATCCTTTGTTCTGCTGATGTTGCATCTGCACTTCAAATGGCTGGTGTTCTTGACTATGCTCCTGCTCTTCAAAACAACCTAAATGTTGATGACACTACAACAACATTTGCTGGTGTACTTAATGGTAGATATAAAGTTTATGTTGACCCATATGCTGCAAATGTAGCTGCATCACAATACTATGTTGTTGGTTACAAAGGTACATCACCATACGATGCTGGTATGTTCTACTGCCCATATGTTCCATTACAAATGGTTCGTGCAGTTGGTGAACACACTTTCCAACCAAAAATTGGATTTAAGACTCGTTACGGAATTGCTGCTAACCCATTCCACACTGGAACAGTTGCTGCAACAGCCGAGGGTGCAATCAGTATCACTGCAAACACCAACAAGTATTACAGAAGAGTTAAAGTTACAAACCTTATGTAATAATAAGAGTTGGGTTAACCAACCAAAAACTAAAAAGGGAAACTTCGGTTTCCCTTTTTTTTATGCATAAAATAATGATTTTCTGTATGTTTGAAAGATAAAAAAAATAATATATAATATAAGATTAAACATGAGGAGAATACTATGTGGACTAAGCCATCATACGAAGAAATGAGATTTGGATTTGAAGTTACAATGTATATTGCAAACAGATAATTTAAATTACTATTGTTAATTAAAAAGGGTTTCTTTTGAAACCCTTTTTTTATCTTATAAATAATAGTATGGCCACAAGCACATCACCCTTATCAAGACAACCAACTAAATTAGACTACTCTTCACCAACACAGTTTAAGTTTAGTATTAATCAACTCCCAAAAGTTGAGTTTTTTACTGTGGCTGCAAACTTGCCTGGCATATCTTTACCACCTGCCAGTTATAATACACCCTTTAAAAATATTCCAACAATAGGTGAAAAACCAGAATATGAAGATTTGACTATAACTTTTATTGTAGATGAGTTTTTAGAGAATTACATATCAATACATGAGTGGATAACTGGAACAGGATTTCCAAAAAGTAGGCAACAATTTTCAGACTTTAGAACTCTTACTGCAAATAATCCTACAGACGCAAAAACTGTATCTGTTGATAAAGTAGGAACTGCTACACCAGATAGAGGAATGTATGGTGATGCAACACTGACAATATTATCCAATAAAAATAATCCTCTTGTAGAAATTCGTTTTCAAGATTTATTTCCAACATCTTTAGGTGGATTAGATTACACACAAGTTGCAACTGATGTTGAATACTTAAATGTGCAAGTAACTTTCCAATACAAAATATATGAAATAGTAACATTATAAGTAATATTACAATATGGAGTAATTATGACACTTGATGAATTGAAAGTTCAAGTTGAAAAAGACTTGAAAATAAATGATGAACGACTGGACACTGAGTCCTACAAAAATCAAGAACTTTATGCAAAGTATCTTGACCACAAAACAAACTTTGAATTTTTATTGTATCGTGCAAAAGGTGATTACAAAGTTTTGTATCGTGAAAAATGGGAATACTATGGTGGTAAGGCTGATGCAAAAGTCTATGTAACCAAACCATTTGATCTTAAAGTCCTCAAAAATGATTTACATATTTACATAGAATCAGATGAAGATATTATTAAAGCAGAGCATAAAATTGCATACTTAGAATCTGTCATTAAGTACATTGATGGTATTTTAAAATCTATTCAAAGTAGGCAATGGGATATCAAAAATGCAATCAGCTGGAGACAATTTGAAGCAGGAATGATGTGATGAATAATTTAAAAAAATGGATAGGTTATTATGAAGATATTATTCCTAAAAATAAATGTCAAGATATAATTAAATTTGCAAAAAATAGTGGGCAACTAAAACCATCAACATATGCAAACAATTCTGGGGAAATAAAAAATAGTAATAAAAGAGTTGTTATGGATGATATGTGGGTAAGAGATAAAAATGTAGTTAATATAATTAATGATTTTTTTGGTAAAGTAATTAAAAAATATTCAGAAAAATTTGATAAATTTAGTTGCCAAAGACATTCTGGATTTAGAATAAACAGATATTCAGTTGGTGGATTTATGTCAGAGCATACTGATAATATACACCACTCGCATGGACAAGAATATGGTTTTCCACAAGTAAGTGCATTATTATTTTTAAATGATAATTACAAGGGTGGTGAACTTGTAGTGTCTGG